AAAAAATGTTCACGGATAAAGTTGTACCCATCTCGGTTAACTATCCGTTTTTCTTCAAACCCATACAGGATGGTATGGATCGTCCTAAAACCGAATTGGCATATAGAATACCAGCTTCAAAACTTACTAGAAAAAAATTAGATACAAAAGAGAAGTTAGAAGAATTAGATGGTTTAGATACTACTATAGATTGGAAAAATACTGGAGATAATAGTTATGATGGAGAGAAGTTAAAATTATTAGCACACGATGAAAGTGGTAAATGGGAGAGACCTGACAATATTAAAAATAATTGGAAAGTAACAAAAACATGTTTGCGATTAGGTAGAATTATCATCGGTAAATGCATGATGGGATCTACAAGTAATGCTTTGGATAAAGGAGGGGAAAACTTTAAAAAGATCTATTATAATTCTGATGTAACTAATAGGAACAGGAATTACCAAACTAAATCTGGATTATATTCGTTATTTATACCTATGGAATGGAACTATGAAGGGTATATGGATAAATATGGAATGCCTGTATTTGATACTCCTAAAGAAGAAGTAGTAGGTGTTGATAACATCCCTATAAATATGGGTGTTATAGAATATTGGGAAAATGAAGCTGATGGTTTAAAAGGTGATCAAGACGGTTTAAATGAGTTTTATAGACAATTTCCTAGAACAGAAAAACATGCCTTTAGAGATGAAACACGAGAATCTCTTTTTAATTTAGTAAAGATATACGAGCAAATAGATTACAATGAAGAATTAAACAATACAGCAAGTGTTACTCAAGGTAGTTTTCAATGGGTTAACGGTATAAAGGATACTCAAGTTATATTTATTCCAAATTCAACTGGAAGATTTAAAATTAGTTGGGTTCCACCTAAATCTCTTCAAAACCAAGTGATAGTAAAGAATGGATTAAAATATCCTGGTAATGAGCACATTGGAGCATTTGGATGTGATAGTTATGATATATCAGGTACAGTTGATAACAGAGGGTCAAATGGCGCTTTACATGGTTTAACTAAATTTAGTCTAGATGACGCTCCTTCTAATCAGTTTTTTTTAGAATATGTAGCAAGACCTCCAACTGCTGAAACATTTTTTGAAGACGTATTAATGGCTTTAGTATTTTATGGTATGCCATTATTGTGCGAAAATAATAAACCCAGATTACTTTATTATTTAAAAAGAAGGGGTTATAGACACTTCTCCATTAATAGGCCAGATAAAGTATGGAATAAATTATCAATTACCGAAAAAGAGATAGGTGGAATTCCTAATTCTAGTCAAGATGTTATACAAGCACATGCTGCTGCTATAGAATCTTACATAGAAGATCATGTAGGTTTTGATGGTGAAACATATGGAGATATGTATTTTCAAAGAACATTAGAAGATTGGGCCAGGTTTAATATAAATAAGAGAACCACTCATGATGCATCAATAAGTTCAGGATTAGCGATTATGGGGTGTAATAAAAATAAATATAAGCCATTAGCAGATAGAACAATGAAAAAAATTGATCTAGGAATTAAATTATATGATAATGATGGACTTGTTTCAAAAATAATAAATAAATGATTTACACTAATACTAGAAGTTCTTTTCCCGATCAGGTAGTTCCTCAAGAAGAGAAAATGAGTTTGGAGTACGGACTCATGGTAGCTAGAGCTATTGAAGGGCAATGGTTCAGTCAAGGTTTAGGTGGTGATAGATATGCATTTAATTATAATATTTTTCATCAAAGGAGATTATATGCTAGAGGAGAACAAAATATTCAAAAATATAAAGATGAACTTTCTATAAATGGTGATTTATCATATCTTAACTTAGATTGGAAACCAGTACCAGTTATACCTAAATTTGTAGATATAGTGGTTAATGGTATGTCAGAAAAGATATATGATGTTAAAGCTTACTCTCAAGATCCAGCCTCTCAAAAACTGCGTACTGATTATGCTACTAGGATACATAAAGATATTAAGACTAGAGAGTATATGGAAAAGGTTCAAAATGCTCTAGGTATGGATATAGCAGATGCTAAGGGTGTTGATAATGTTCCGGTTAATGAGCAAGAATTAGAGATTCATATGCAGTTAGACTATAAACAGTCTATAGAACTAGCAGAAGAAGAATTAATATCTAATACATTAGCTAAAAATAAATATCATTTAATTAGAAGAAGATTTATAAAAGATTTAGTAACTTTAGGTATTGGAGCTGTTAAGACTAGTTTTAATAAATCAGAAGGTATTGTAGTAGATTATGTAGATCCCGCAAATTTAGTATGGTCATATACTGAAGATCCTAATTTTGAAGATATATATTACGTAGGAGAAGTTAAATCGATTAGTATACCTGAACTTAAAAAAGAATTTCCGCAACTTACTAATAAAGAACTAGAAGAAATACAAAAATTTCCAGGTAATACTAATTATGTAAGAAATTGGGAGGGTCAAAATAATAATAATACAGTACAAGTATTATATTTTGAATACAAAACTTATGCTGATCAAGTTTTTAAAATAAAATATACTGATCAAGGATTAGAAAAAGCAATTGAAAAACCAGATTTCTTTAATCCACCACCTAATGATAATTTTAAAAGAGTTTCTAGATCTATAGAGGTATTGTATCATGGTGCAAAGATATTAGGACATCCTATTATGTTACAATGGGAGGTAGCAGAAAACATGACAAGACCTTTTTCTAATACTTCTAAAGTTAATATGAATTATCAGTTATGTGCTCCTAGTATGTATAAAGGTAGAATTGAATCTTTAGTGGAAAGAATGATAGGTTTTGCTGATATGATACAACTTACATCTTTAAAATTACAACAAGTATTATCTAGAACAGTACCAGATGGAGTATTTTTAGATGTAGATGGATTAGCAGAGGTTGATTTAGGTAATGGTACTAATTATAATCCACAAGAAGCATTGAATATGTACTTCCAAACAGGTAGTATAGTTGGTAGATCTATGACCCAAGATGGTGATCTTAATCATGGTAAAGTACCTATTCAAGAATTAAATAGTTCTAGTGGTCAATCCAAGATACAAGCCTTAATAACTACTTATCAGTATTATTTACAAATGATAAGGGATGTAACTGGATTAAATGAAGCAAGAGATGGTAGTATGCCAAATGAAGACTCTTTAGTTGGGTTGCAAAAATTAGCAGCCGCAGCCTCTAATACTGCAACTAAACATATTTTACAAGCTGGTTTGTATTTAACATTGAGAGCATGCGAAAATATNTCACTTAGAGTTGCTGATTGTATTCAATTTGATCTACTAAGAGAATCATTAATAAATAGTATAAGTTTATTTAATGTAAAGACTTTAGAGGAAATACAGCATTTACATTTATATGATTTTGGTATATATTTAGAAATAGAACCTGACGAGGAAGAAAAAGCTTTATTAGAACAAAATATTCAAATGGCGCTTCAAACTCAAACTATTAATTTAGAAGATGCTATTGATATAAGAGAGATAAAAAACTTGATGCTCGCTAATCAACTTCTTAAGTTAAAGCGTAGAAAAAAAGCTGAACAAGATAGAGAGACTCAACAGCAAATGATAAAAGCTCAAGCANATGCCAATGCAGAAGCTGCGGAAAGAGCAGCTATGGCAGAAGTTCAAAAGAATCAAGCTATAGCTGAAACCACTTTGCAAATAGAGCAAGGTAAAGGACAAATTGTACTACAGAAAATACAAACAGAAGGAGAGTTAAAGAAAGAATTAATGGAAATACAGTTTGGATATGATCAGAAATTAAAACAAATGGAAGTAGAGCAAGCTCAACGTAAGGAAAGAGATATTGAAGATAGAAAAGATACTAGAACTCAAATACAAGCTACTCAACAAAGCCAATTAATAGAGCAACGTCGTAATAATTCTTTACCTGTTGATTTTCAACAAACCCAAAGACGTGATCCACAAGACACAAACATTACAGAACAAGAACCTACATCTGTACCAGGTGTAGAAAATTCCCTAGAATCAGGTATGCAAATGTAGATAATTATATAATATTATATCATGGAAGAAACAAAAGAAGAATTACCAATAAGAGAAGAACCAGTTATGGATAAAAAGGTTGAAGGTTTAAAAGTAAAAACTAAACCAAAACCAAAAAAATTAGCCAATACTAAACAAAAAACACCTAAAATTAATTTAAACAAAACAGAAGATGCCGTTTCAGAGTCAAGCACAATGCACGTGGATGAGGATAAACAAGCCGAGAATGTACAAACGGTGGAAAGCGGAACATCCGAATCAAGATTGCAAGAAGTTACCGAAAAGAAAGAAGAACAGAAGCAAGAAACGACCAGGCCGAACAATGAGCAAGTAATAGAAGAAATTACAGATGAAGAACAATCCACTCAAGTTTCACCACCTACATCAGAACCAATATCCAATCTTCCAGAAGGTGTAAACAAACTAGTTGATTTCATGAAAGAAACTGGTGGTGATATGCAAGATTATCTTAGATTAAATGCAGATTATAGTGGGGTAGATGATGTTGCGTTACTAAAAGAATATTATAAAAGTACTAAACCCCATTTAGATGCAGAAGAGATAGAATTTATTTTAGATGATAAATTTGCTTATGATGCAGATTATGATGAGGATAAAGAAATTCGCAAGAAAAAACTTGCGATTAAAGAAGAAGTTGTAAAAGCTAATGCTTACTTAGAAGATCTAAAGAGTAAATATTATGAGGAAATCAAGTTGAGACCTGGAGTTACTCAAGAACAACAAAAAGCAATGGATTTTTTCAACAGACATAACGATGAACAAGCAAAAAGCAAAATTCGACATAATGAGTTTGTATCAAATACTAAAAATCATTTTTCTGAGGATTTCAAAGGTTTTGAGTTTAACTTAGGAGAAAAGAGATTTAGGTATAATGTTACAAATCCAAGTGACGTAGCTAACCAGCAATCAGATATTACAGATTTCGTTAAGATGTTCTTAAACGATGATGGTAGTGTTAGAGATTTCTCTGGTTACCACAAAGCAATTTATGCTGCTAGAAATGCAGATGCAATAGCAACTCATTTCTATGAACAAGGTAAAGCTGATGCTGTACAAAATGTTATATCTCAAACTAAAAATATAAATAATTCAGCGCGTTCTAGTCAACCCGCGGATCATGTATATTTAAATGGTTTAAGAGTAAAAGCAGTGAGTGGAGTTGATAGTTCAAAGTTAAAAATAAGAACAAAAAAATAAACTTAAAACAATAAAACATGGCGTTTACAACAATGAATGCGGATTTGCAACCCGCACAGGATCAAGTGGCGTTGGCGAGTAATTATCTACAGTGGACCGATAGTGGTGCTGCTAATTTTGCAGATTTTGCTCAACAATACTTGCCTGAATTATATGAACAAGAAGTCGAAAGATTTGGTAATAGAACTATATCTGGCTTCTTAAGAATGGTCGGAGCGGAGATGCCTATGACCTCAGATCAAGTTATTTGGTCAGAGCAAAATAGGTTACATATCGCTTATGACACAGTAACAGTCGCAGGTAACGTTTTTACAATCGTCTTACCCGCTGCTAATCCTTCACATGCTATTAGGGTTGGTAATACAATAGTCGCTTTTGATCCAGTTACTGGATTAACACTTAAAGGACTTGTAACTGTCGCCGCTACTGGAGCGGCTATTACAGCTGTCTGTTATACACAGGCTACCTGGGGTGCAATTGCAGGTGCTGCGAATGTGAGAATATTCGTTTACGGTTCTGATTTCCAAAAAGGACAAGCTGGAATGCAAGGCGCAGTTGAACCTATTTTAACTACGTTTGAAAACAAACCTATAATTATAAAAGATCGATATGAAGTATCAGGTTCTGATACTGCTCAAATTGGTTGGGTTGAGATTGCAACGGAAGATGGTTCAAGTGGATTTTTGTGGTATCTAAAAGCTGAATCTGAAACTAGATTAAGATATGAAGATTATCTTGAGATGGTGATGGTTGAAGGTGAATTAGACACACAAGCAATTCCAATATCTGGTGGAGGTACTCAAGGTATGTTTGCTGCGTTACAAGCAAGAGGTAATGTATACGCTGGCTTTGCTGGCGCTGCTGCTCCTGGAGCTGGTGCACTAGGCGATTTTGACCAAATACTCCAACAACTAGATAAGCAAGGTGCTATTGAAGAAAACATGCTTTTCTTAGATAGAGGTACTGCTCTTGATTTTGATGATATGATCGGTGCTCAAGCTGGTGGTGGTTATGCTGCTGCTTCTTCAGTATCTTATGGTCTATTTGATAACTCAGATGAGATGGCGTTAAATTTTGGTTTCACTGGTTTTAGAAGAGGTTCTTACGACTTCTACAAAACCGATTGGAAATACTTAAATGATGCTTCTACTCGTGGAATGGTTGATAATATCAAAGGTGTTTTAATACCTGCTGGTACATCTACTGTTTATGATCAAATGCTTGGTCAAAACATAAGACGACCTTTCTTACACGTGAGATATAGAGCTTCACAAACGGATGATAGAAGAATGAAATCATGGATCACTGGATCTGTTGGAGGTGCTTACACTTCTGATTTAGATGCAATGGAAATCCATTATTTATCTGAAAGATGTCTGTGTGTGCAAGCTGCTAATAATTTTGTATTATTTACAGATTAATTTATTAACCCTTAAAAATATAAAATTATGGCACTTATAAAAATAACAACAAATGAACCATTGGCGACTATTTACGACGTCACTGTTCCTATTACAGTTGCTGGTGTTAGCGCAACAGCATTTGATCTAACGATTGATACTGGAACTGTGGAAGTAGAAGTAGCAGGTGGTGGTTTTGGTACTACTGGCGCGTTAGCAGCTGCGGCTCGAGTTGAGTTTACAGCTGCGGTTGAAGCTGCTGTGGCTGATCCTTATGCTATTCCAAATGTGGAAAGCATAATAGCAAGTGACGATGCATATTTGCATGCCGATACAGTAGTTGCAATCGTTGGTTTAACCTAATAACTACAATTAACATAAGACCTCATTAATTTGGGGTCTTTTTTAACTATTTAATTATATTATATTATGGAAGAAAATACAACATGGGAAGTAAAAGATAGAAGTTATTATCTTTTACATGGTAGATCCCCATTAACATATACTTTACCATCTAAACATACAAGGAGATTTCCTTTATTACATTTTGATAATGAAAGTGGTAATCAAAGAGAACTTAGATATGCCACTAATCAGGCTTCACCATTTGTTGATGAACAAAAAGGACAAGCTACCTTGCAACATATAGTTTTTAATGATGGAGCATTATTTGTACCTAAAGAAAAACAAAACTTGCAGAAGTTATTGTCTTTATATCATCCTCAATTAAATATGAGATATGCTGAATTAGATAACGTTGCTGAAGCTCATGACGATTTAGAAGATCTAGAAATAGAAAATCATGCAATGACTGCTGCTTTAAATATGGATATAGAACATGCTGAAGCTATTTTACGAGTTGAAGAAGGTTCTAGTGTTAATAAACTTAGTTCTAAAGAAATAAAACGAGATATTGTTTTAATGGCTAAAAGAAATCCTAAGTTATTTTTAGCATTAGCTAATGATGAGAATGTTCAATTAAGAAATTTTGCTATAAAAGCGACTGAAGCTAATATTATAAAGCTAGCACAAGATCAACGAACATTTTCGTGGGTTTCTAATGGTAAAAAGTTAATGAAAGTACCGTTTGATGAAAATCCTTATTCAGCTATGGCCGCTTGGTTTCAAACTGATGAAGGTTTAGAAGTATATAAATCAATACAGAAAAAGTTTGGATAAAACTATAATAACCTGTAATAATAATAAAGGCGGCATAACGCCGCCTTTTTTACTATATAAAAATATTTATAATGGCTATAAACGTAAACACAGTTTATCAAACCGTATTATTGATACTTAATAAAGAACAAAGAGGTTATTTATCTCCGTTTGAATTTAATAATATTGCTACACAAGTACAATTAGAGATTATAGATGATTACTTAGAAACTTTAAATCAGCAACTAAGAGTACCTCAAAATGAAAGTGAATACGGTGATAGAGTTAAGAATATAGATAACCAATTATCTGCACTTAAAGAAATACAGCCATTAGATCCAACAACTACTTGGGTTGCTAATAACGAGTATAATACAACAGCTCTTACAACTCCAATATATGTAATAGGTACTGTAATTTATAAAGATGAACAAGAGATAGAAAGAGTTGATAGAAATGANTGGCTTAGGATAAACATGTCTAAACTCACTAGGCCTAGTGAAGATTATCCTTTATATTTATATGAGAATGGAAGTATATTTATACAACCTAGCGATTTAGTTAAAATAGATCCTGTAACAGCACTTCCATATGATCAATTTTCAGTTTCTTATATAAGAAAACCAGTAGATGTGGTATGGGCTTATAGTACAGGAAGTGTAGGTCAATATATATGGGATGGATCTCCAGGAGCAGTGGCTCCTTTTATTCCCACAACTGGATCCCAAAATTTTGAATTACAAGATACAGATCAAGTAAAAGTGATTTTAAGTATATTAAAATATGCGGGTGTAGTAATTAGAGATCCACAAATAGTACAAGCCGCGGCCAAAGAGATAGCAGTCACTGAAATGAATGAAAAACAATAAAACATGGCAAATTCACCTGATGGAGGTTTTATAAACGAAACCAATGAACAGTACTATGTAGGACATCAAGCGCGAGTTGCAGATGGTACTTCAACCAGACCTTTTATTTACACTTTTGATGAAGTACTAGAAATGGGTGTTCCAGCTGCCCCACTATCAGCTTTTGATAATGCAACATGGAATCCAGCTGACCCTAACTTCATGTTAAATAACTTTGATTTAATGGTTAGTACTGGAGGATTAGATCCATATGTATTATGGGATGGATCTAACGGGGGAATAGCAGCACCAGTAGGTGGTCAATGGGGGTTTAGAGTATCACAATTTTCTGAAACCCAAGATTGGAGTGCTATAGAATTTTATGATACCAATACCGGTGTAGCAGGAATCGCAGTTCTTGGTGGTTACTACATTCAAGTAAGATTAAAATCAATGCTAGTTGATGGTGCACCTAATTATGGAGACTATCAATATATAACTATAACGGACATAGTAAACAATTTCCTTATAGGTTACGTTGGGGCAGGTAAACTTATTCCTAATGCTAAACGTACCGACGTTATGTTCCATGCTAAACGTGGACTTCAAGAATTCTCTTATGATACGCTTAAAAGTATCAAATCTCAAGAAATAACAATTCCACCAACTTTATCTGTGATTATACCACAAGATTATGTGAACTATGTTAATGTGTCGTGGATAGATAAAAACGGAATAAAGCGTATTATATACCCTACTACATTAACAGGTAATCCTTATGAAACACCTATTCAAGATACAAATATTACCACAAGTAACTATGGTTTTAGTTTTCCATCAGAAGGCTATGGAATACCATTACAAGATAGTCATGGAGAGAATTTAGAAGGAACATCCTTAACTGAGGAAAGATGGGAGGCAAATCCGGAGGATTTTACTACAAGTCCGTTATTTGACCCTACAGGATTAGGGAGAGATTGGTATCAAAATTGGAGAGTAGGATTGTTAGGTCAGAATTATGGTTTACTACCAGAATTAGCTCAAGACAATGGTTGGTTCACTATAAACGAAAGAGAAGGTAAATTCTCTTTTAGTAGCAATTTAAGTGAAAAACTTATTATATTAGAATATATATCTGATGGTTTATCTTATGATAAAGAAACTAGAATACCTAAGTTAGCTGAAGAAGCGTTATACATGCATATAGCTTATAGTATATTAGCTGGTAGATCTGGGGTGCAAGAATATGTAGTACAACGATTTAAAAAGGATCGTAGAGCAGCACTTAGAAATGCTAAAATACGTTTATCAAATCTCAAGTCAAGTGAGTTTGTACAGATCATGCGAGGAAAATCTAAATGGATTAAATATTAAGTAAATGGCAGAAATGAAAAACACCTTCATTCAGTCTAAAATGAATCAAGACTTGGATGGTAGAATTCTCCCTAATGGTCAATATCGTGAAGGAATTAATATTCAGATAAGTAAATCTGAAGGAATGGATGTTGGGGCATTAGAGAATATCTTAGGTAATATAGAAATTGAAGATTTTGGTATTAATGATACTCATACGGAAATCATAGGACATTTTATAGATGAATCTAATGATCGTTTATTTTTATTTTTAACTAATTATACAGATACTTCCTCTAATAATTTAGATAATAATGCAGCTGGTTTTGGTGTACCCATTTTGCTAGGAGCTACTACTACAATTCAAAATTATATAATCTCATATAATACAAAAGAAGATACGTATACGATATTAGTAAAAGGTAGTTTTCTTAATTTTTCAAAAACTCATATAATAACAGGTATTAATCTAGTAGAAAATTTATTATTTTGGACTGATAATAGAAATCAACCTAGAAAAATTAATGTAGCATTAGGAGAAACTGCAAATTATTATACGAGTGAAGATCAAATTTCCGTTGCAAAATATTATCCTTTTGATCCTATACTGTTACTCAATGAAAATACTAGTCCTCATATAGTTTTTGATAGTAGCATGCAAGATAGGATTAGTGAATATTTACCTATTCATGCTTCAGCTGTAATGATTGAGGGTGGTGTAGGGTCACTTACATTAAAAGGAGAATATTATAATATCAAACCTAATTCAAATGCAGTTCTTAATGGAGATCTAATTACGGGAAAATACGTTACGTGGCCTCCCGTCCAAGTAGACAGTGTAGCATGGCCTAATCCTGGTGAAACAGAAATCACTTTATCTGGACCCAATGTGGCAGGTACTATAAATGATCTTGGAGGCACCGACTCGGCAATATATTTCCAACGCCAAAATCCACATTTTGATGAAGCTTGGCCAGGTGATCCTAAATTTTTAAAAGATAAATTTGTTAGATTTAGTTACAGATTTAAGTTTGATGATGGAGAATACTCACTAATGGCACCATTCACTCAAATAGCATTTGTACCAGAGCAAGATGGATATTTTATTGGTGATAATGCNGAAGATAATTTACCGTTAGTAGGACAAGAGAGTGAAACATATGATAGNACTGTTCTTAAGTTTATGGAGAACAAAGTTAATGATGTAACATTAAATATACCTTCTCCTAGATATGGTGAAACACAAAGTAATTGGGATACAGTAAATAATAAGTTACACGTAATTGAAATTGATATTTTATATAGAGAAAGTGATTCTAATCAAGTTTTAGTATTAGATACTTTAATATTAGAAGATTTTAACAATTTACTTGATATTTATTTACCTTATAATTATCAAAGTAGAAAACCATGGAAAACATTACCCCCTAAAGAAACAACAAGAGTAAGTGATGAAGTACCCATTCGAGCTTTAGCACAAGAAGTAGCGGGTAACAGAATTATATATGGAAATTTTATAGACAAACATACTTCTCCAGAAACTTTAGATTATACTTTACAAATTGATGCTAAACCTGAACTTCCTTTAATGGGTGGTGGAGGATGGAAAGATCCAGATTATTATGTTAGAAAAGAATATCAAAATCATACTCTAAAACAAAACAGAACTTATCAAGTTGGAGTTGTATTGTCAGATAGATATGGTAGACAATCTGATGTTATTCTATCTAATATTAGAGTGGACAATGAAGATCCTACAGCAAAAGGATCAACTATATATCATTCTTATAAAAATATAGAAGACATCCTTATAACTGACAAGAATCATATTGTAGATCCTAATGATACTTGGCCAGGTGATCAGTTAAGAGCAACATTTCAAAATATTATACCAGAGCAAAAACTTAATAATGGTTATCCTGGTGTTTACCAACACGATGATGGATCAATAATGGAGGTATCAGGGCTTTGGAACATGGGAGTGGGTAATTTTTGGTGTCATGCCACTATACCACCTTGCGATCCGTGTGGGCCACTTCCGGCCGCGCCTTGTACTGTAACTGGTTCTATATTTAAATACGATTATACATCCGGAACTTATATAGATAGTGGAGGAACTTGGAGTGCCAATGTACATCCACCTGATCAAACATTAGTAGATCTAGTGGTAACAGGTATNGGTTTCGTATCAGGTCAACCTATACAACTTCGTATACTTAATCCTTCTTTAAGTTGTCCAGAATGTGATTTTAATCCACTTTCACCTCCTCAATATGGTGGTTATGCTGTAATAAAACCTACTAATCCATTAGGTTGGTATTCATGGAAGATGGTTGTTAAGCAAACTGAGCAAGAGTATTATAATGTTTATTTACCAGGTGCAATGGCTGGTTATCCATGTGATCAAGAAGGAAGAGAGGAAGTATCTGTAGAAGATCCAGCTGATACAATTACTGTAACTCCATCTTTACCTGTGCTTGATTATCCAGATGGTAATCATAATAGAACATCTCACATAGTTTTATTTGGTGATAATATTAATAAAATACCTCGTGATTTAAAAGAAGTTGGACCAACTCAAGATAAATTTGCTAGTTCAGTGCGAATGTATGGTAGAGTTCAGAACATAATAGATAGACCTAGTTGGCCTGACGGAGCTGGAGGTGCATTTGAAAGTTATTCTAATGTTCAATATGATCCAGGGAAAAAATGGGATATAGCAGTTACTGTAGCTACCATGAAAGAACTTAATCTAGGTGTTTTAACCCCCGCTGAATCACCAACATTACCACATCAATTTTATAAATCCCAAACAAACCCATTAATAGCTAAAGTAGATACTAGAGATCAATTTGGTGTTTCTCATGAAGGATTAAATCCTTGTAGTGATACATATAGTGTTTTTGATGATATAGAAAATACATGGTTTGGAAGTGGTCCCACATTAGCCGTATATGAAACTGCTCCAGTAGAATCACTTTTAGATATATTCTGGGAAACTAGTACCAGTGGTTTAGTATCGGAATTAAATTACAATATAATAAATAATGATAATACACTTCCTATAGGTATTAGTAACCCTGAACTTAATTGGAGTGAATCAGATGATTATGGTACTATTATATCTGGGGATTTTCAAGCATTAGGACCTAATTTTACACCATTAGGAATAGGTTGTACAATTGATTTAGTAGAAGTTACTACAACAGTGCAAGCTGGACCTTGGCCACCAATAACAGTTCCTCACACACCACAATTTGAATTAGAACCAGCGGGTGGACCTGGAGAGTATAGAGTAAAAATAGCTCCGCATAGCATACATAATCCTGGTTTTCATTGTTGGCGGAATCCAACTATGAATGAGTATACATTTAAATTTATAATAACTAGATTATTGGATGGAACACAAACTACAATATATGAAACTGGCACATGCCATAATAGAGCGCCTAATGAGAGGAATGTGTGGCCTGGAAAACAAGAGATAAAAGACTGGACATGCGATCCTAATTTTGGTTATTATAATGGTGAGGTAGATGCTTGGTCGACAAAGACTATTGCTATAGGACAACGTATGAATTTAACTTCAACGTATGGTTGTTATAAAATGGGTTTAAATGCAGCAGAATTTAGTGGAACTCTTTTTTATGCAAATGAAGGTCCTGAATCTGGTCATGCTAACGTTCAACCAGCATATGGACGAATTATAGCTGACGGAAGTGTAGGTGGATCAGTGCCAACGGAGAAGCAGTGGATTCCTACTAGTTCATGGCAGTTTGAGCAAGTATCATCAGGGACTGGCCTTTATTATAAGACGTATGGTACAGGATATTACGCACCTAACGCTTCCTTAGCAACCGATACTGGTTCGATGTATTCTTATGGAGCTTATTTTAACTGGAAAGCAGCAATAGATGGTTCTGGATATGGTGCAACTACTGAAACTTATCCAAGAACAGGAGGATTAATGTCATGTGGGCAATATCCTTTAAATTTACAATTAATGAGTACAAGTTCATGTTATAGTGGTACATCTGTTGGTGCTCAGCAATCATACTACCATGATTGGGATGGAGTATTTGAAGCTACTAATGGAGTGTGGGGTAGTTTTCCTGGTACTGAACCTCAACCCAATGGAGATGGTGTAGGTAGAGAGCTTGTGTTTAGTATTCCACGTATGTATCAAGTTAGTATGTTTGTTCCATATGCTCCACGATGGGGGAATAATGGAAATACTGATATACAAGGACAAGGTGGTGATATTATATGGATGGGACAAGGAGAAGTTGTGTTTGGTTTATACCAAGATGTACATGACGCTAATCCAGATCCTGATTCTTTAATAGGTAGATTACCTAGTGGTCCAGTATATTGGCATAATAATACATCACAATTAGATGTTATGCAAGGCGGTGAAAACATTGTAGGTTCAAAATATAATGAATATGATGTTAATGGATTAGGAGTATATCCTCATCATTATTGGCCTGATTTAAATTCTATATTAAATAACGCAAATGGATTAGGTAATTTTGCGAATTTTAGAGGTGGTCCCAATATAGGTAATGCACCTAATATGATGAAATTACAAAATGGTGATAATACTTTTTATCAATTTAATGAAATGTGGGTGGATAATGTTCAAGAGGTAGAAACATTTGGTGGCACCTGGAATTATGGTGGTGCATGGGTACCTCAAAGATACCTTATTGATAATCCACCAACTCATCAACCTCTACAACCAAATGCTTCTGGAAATTTATTTTGGTTAGGTGGGATTGATCCTACTACTAAATTAGGAGATGTTAATTCCAATCAGAAGTTTTTCAAGAAAAGACTTAGTCCAACTCCGATTGATAATATTCAAAAAGCTGCTATTTACGCTGGTAACCCTGATAATCCCAATGGTTATTCAGGGTGGAGTTCTCCACTTGAATTAGGTAACGCTTTACCAGGCGGTAGATATGTAGTAACATTACGTGTTACAGATAGGTCAAATGCTCATGGAAGTTCTGGATTATATTTTGAATGGGATGTACCTATAACATTACCATCTTGGAGTGTAAGACTTAACCCAATGTGGTGTTGTGACAATTGTACTATATATAATGGTTAGTGTAAACATCTTAAAAATAAAGTAATTATAACTTATGCCTTACTCAATACCTATAAAATATTTTAACTCTTTTTGGATAAAGAAGGTTGTCGGAGATACAGCGCAAGATCAACCAGATCCAGCTCTTAACGATTATCAAAGTACAGTTACAACATCTGTTAGTGGATATGCTCCAGGACATGATCCCTATGGCGATGCTGATAGTCACTATCTATTACCTACATGGCCAGGTTTACCATGGGGTCATGAAATAGAAACAATAGCAGATAGTGGTGATGTTAAAGGATACCCTTGTTTTCCTTGGGGTGGAAGAGATTGGAATTCATATAGTGGAACAGGTAATTTACCTGATTGCGGAACTTTTGGTGTTGGTGGTGGTAGTTTAACTAATACTAATCCGTCGCCGGAAGAAGGACGAGAAAGAAATTGGTTTATTGAAGAAGCTAGAATAAGAGGGGGATATAATAATACAAGTGTTGACTTTGGAGTTAAAGCGTATGTTGTAGAGGAATTTCCTGAACAACAAGATAAGTTTAATTCTATGACATATTCTGGTATTTATAATTCTAGAACAGGTATAAATCAAACTAATGTATTTTCCACTGCTGAAGATATAACTAAAAGTGTTGATCCAGCTTATGGTTCTATACAAAAATTATATGCTAAAGATACTAATTTAATAATATTCCAAGAAAATAAAGTAAGTAGAGCATTAATAGATAAAGATGCTGTTTATACAGCAGAAGGTTCACCTATGCAAACGCAATCTAATGTTGTTATAGGTGCTGTACAAGCTTATGCTGGACA